AGGGTGTTGCATCCGTAGGGTATGCAGACACTGAAAATATAACGTTTAACTAAAATTCACAAGATTATGCCCGGACAATTAGGTAGAAATCAAATGATTGGCGTGACTTCTTGGAAAGGAACCGTAACAAAGGAGAATCACCTTTATAAGTTCTTCGACAGAAATCCGCAGAAAGCATCAGAGAAAATGACTATCCTGATGTCGGCGATGCACCTCCCCACTCTTAATACTTACCTCTCAACCGAGGTCCCTGTTAAGACCTTCGAGGATGACACCGATATCTTTTGGGATATCATTTCCTCATCACGCAGAAATGTCGCACTCGTAGAGGCGCGGCGTGCTGATGGTACTGTAGTAACAGCTGGCAGTGCCAACGTAGGTATGGGCTTCGAGCCCTTCTATCTCGTATTCCAGACTGACTGGTTTGCCAAAGGTGAAGTTCTTTGGGGCCCGATGAATGAGGAATACCCGATGATTAACAACAACGATGTCCGCATCGAGGGAACAAACTATGTCTACAAGGTCGAGATGTTCGGCGCCAATGGAGCATCTGGCTGCCCCGCAGAGTATCTGCTCGCAGGTGCACGCTTCTCTGTAGGCTACGCTCCCGTTGAGGACAACTTCTCACGCAAGGTTGGCGACGTTCGCTTCTCAACTCCAGTGTCAATGCGCAGCGACTTCTCTCGCATCCGCATCCAGCACAAGGTTGGTGGCAAGGAAATCGGCAAACGCCTCTGCGCAAGCATTCCTGTTACCGGAATGGAGAACGGCAAGATGGTCACCAAGGTCGTTGACCGTTGGATGTACTATGTAACTTGGAAGATTGAAGAGCAGTTCGAGGAGTACAAGAACAACGCCCTGTATCGTGGCGTATCCACCCGCTTCGAGAACGGCGAGTATTCAAACTTCGGTCTCTCAGGTCTTGCCAACAAACAGGGTAGCGGTCTCCGCGAGCTGATGAAATATGGTCGCCAGCAGTACTACTCTAAGTTCTCTATCGAACTTCTTGAGCAGCTGCTCACCGAAATCAGCGCAGGTAAGCTCGACTTCAAACAGCGCAAGTTCGTCGTTCGTACCGGTGAGCGCGGTCTCACTCAGGCATCGAAGGCTATGAAGGAGCAGGCAAGCGGTTGGCTTCCTCTGCTTGGCAGTCGCGATGGCAACCCCGCATACATCCTCTCAGGTCCAGAGACCAACTACACCAACGGCAATGCGCGTACCCTCGTAACCGAGCAGTACACTCGCTGGATTGGTCCCAACGGTCTTGACGTTACCTTTATGGTAGACTCAAGCTATGACGATGAGGTCACCAACAAGATTTATCATCCTAAGGGTGGTCCTGCTGAGTCATATCGCTATGACATCTTCTATGCAGGCGACGAAGAGGAACCCAACGTACAGAAGTGCGTCGTATCAAGCGAGCCTGACCGCCGTGGTTATCAGTGGGGCCCGTTCTTCAACCCGTTCACCAACGAGTCAAACAACGGCTTCGCCTCATTCGACGAGGATGCTGCAGTAGTTCACTACAAGTCAACCCTCGGTATCCTGATGAGAGACCCGTCAAGGTGTATCTCACTCATCCCTAACATCCTTAAAGCGTAGTAACACACAACCAGTGGAGAAGAAGTTGTGTAAGGCATAATCAAAAACTTATATAAAATGGAAGAAGCAACTAAGACTAAAAGAAATAAGACCTCACAAGAAGGTGAAATGATTAATCCTCTTACAGCGGAGAAAGTAAAGGTGCAGTTCATACCCAAGAAGGGCGGACCTATGGGCGATGACCCGAGGCACGTTCTGTCTGGCGGTATGGTAGATGGCGTCAGCCGTCGTTACTGTCTTCCCGTCATAGAGTCTACCGGAAACTACAAGAACCCGTTTACCGGCGCCGAGAAAGCTTTCCTTGAGGAAGCTCTCAATATGGAGTCGAATGCCTTGTCTGTTTACGGCAAGTTCTGGGATACTTACTACGTTGAGGTTGGCAAGGCTGGAATCACTCTTGACCTGTCAGACCCAGAGGATTATATCAAATATAAAGTTCTTCTGGCAAACAAGGACCTCATCGCTCCCTCTGTAGAAGCTATGCAGGACAAGCCGAAGAATACATATCAGTATGTACTCATCCGCGAGGGAGAGGAGACTGCTCTCGCCAATGCAAAGGTGAATGCTACTCAGGCAAGCTGGCGCGAGTTCGGCAAGCTCGAGGCTGTCAACGACATCGACACTATGCGTGTCATCGTTGAGTTCCTTGACGCCAAGCCGTATGCTGCGAACTCAAAGCTCACAGACCTCAGCGCAAGAATCCTGCAGCTCATCAATGCAGACCCGAAAGCATTCCTCCGCACCGCACAGGACCCGATGTTGCATACAAAGGTCATCATCCGCAGGGCTACGGAGCTCGGCAAGCTGTCGAAGAGAGGCGATTACTATTACCTCAAGTCTGACGGCTCCCCGCTCTGTGACCCCGGTGAAGACCCTACGATGTCCATCGCCGCACGATGGCTCAATCAGCCATCGCACAGTGATGTGAAAGCACTTCTTGAAAACGAGGTAGAAAAGGCAAGGAAAGAAAGATAGGAGGCCAAGCGATGTCCAACGAAGAAATGTCAAGGGCTGTAGACGTACAGTACAATAACATAATGAGCAATCAGGCGCCGGGTGTTACCGAATATGAAAAGTCGGTAACACCCGGCGCCTGATTGC